CAGATGTTCGCGCACTTATTAACCATGATCAAAACCTAATCCTAGGTAGGTCTACCAGTGGCACTCTTAATCTTTCAGTTGATTCTGAAGGGTTACTAGTTGAGATCACCCCACCAGATACCAGCTATGCAAGGGATCTAATGGTCTCGATGAGCAGAGGAGATGTTACCCAGATGAGCTTTGCCTTTGTGACCAAGAAAGATGCATGGGATAAAGATGGTGATAAGAACATCCGAACCCTGCTCGATGTAGATCTGCATGATGTGTCTGCAGTAACCTATCCTGCCTACCTGAATACTGAAATAGGCCTAAGAAGCTTGTCAAGTTTTTTAGCAGAAAAACAGGAGCAGGAATCAGAGATTCAAAAAAGAATGAATCTGGTCAGTCTGTTAAAAGTAAAATAATCTTGGTTAAGATAACACCCATCCAACCTTTAGCCCCTAGCTAATCCCTAGGGGCTTTTTTTATTCCTTAGTTCACGCAAAGCCATTTCCCTGAACTAAGCAACATCCTTAGTTAATGATCCCGAACTAAAATGCGTGATGATCAATCAAAGCCTTAGTTTCTAGCCATTCAGCATGCGCTGTTTTTCATCATTCCATACAGTTTGACACATTTTAAACCCATGTAAAAATGGGTGTAGCCCTGCAGTATTTACGCAAGGTGGCCGCTGGAGCATTCCAGTAGGTGCCACTGCGTACAAGCGGGCACCTTGAAGAACTCTTTTTCAAGGAACAATACTTATGAGTATTTCAGAAATCAAAGCTTTGCAGCTTGATCGCATCGAGAAAGTTAACTCGATGGAAACTTTGGCAGCCAGGGCATTGACCCCAGAGGAACAAACTTCCTTTGATAATCTTGCAGCATCTGTTGCAGATATCGATGTGAGACTTGCAGTCTTAGAAGATAATGCTGCTGGCAGTGCATCCATCCAACAGAATTCAGAAAAGCTGGAAGCTGTCAAACGCAGTGTAAGAAAGTCTGCACCGATTTCAGCACCCAACTTTGTTGCTGATCTTTCCGATAAAAAATCCAAACGCACCAAATCTAATGCTGTGCGTGGTTGGTTCCTTAGAGGCACCAGAGGTTTCAGGTCTGAATTTGCTGCAGCAGCAAATGAAATTGGGCTAGACCTTAATTCCAATGAACTTAATCTTGAAGCTCGTGCCCAGGGTATTGGTTCTACTGGCATCGGTGGTGCCTTGGTTAATGATGAATTCTATGGCACTTTGACCCAAGCTATGCGGGATTATAATGCAGTGCGCCAAGTGGCAACTGTAATCAGCACTAGCAATGGTTCAAACATTCAAATGCCATGCTTAGATGATACTTCCAATGCTGGAACGCTCATTGCAGAAAATGGTTCAATCAGTGAAGTCGCTTTGACTTTCACCAACAAAACCATGGCAGCTTATAAATTTTCATCGGGTCAGGTTTTGACCAGTTATGAACTTATGCAAGATGCCTTGATTGATGTTGAAAGCCTTGTTGCAGAACAAGCCGGGATTAGGATCGGGAGAATTCAGGAAAGCTTATTCACCACTGGTACTGGATCATCCCAGCCCCAAGGTATTGTGGTTGGTTCTGCTGCTGGTAAAACAGCTAGCGCAACTAATGCAATCACTGTGGACGAAATCATTGATTTGGTGTTCTCTGTAGACCAGGCATATAAGACCACTGGCAATGTTGGTTTCATGTGTCATCCTTCCATCTTGGCAGCCATTGCCAAATTGAAAGATGATAACGGATCACCAATCTTCAGCCAGACCTATGCAGGTGCAGATGCCAGAGTTCCAACAATCATGGGTTATCCTGTGACTTTGAATTCCAACATGGCATCTTCCTTATCTGCTGCAGGTAAAGTTTTGCTGTTTGGTGATTTCAGCAAATACTTTGTCCGTGATGTTGCAGGTGATGGTGGTATAACCATTGTGCGCCAATCAGAAACCTATGCGACATCTGGCCAAATTGGTTGGGTGGCTATCGCTAGATCTTCTGGTTTGCTTTTGAGCGCAAATGCAACCACTTATAACCCTGTTAAACACCTAATCATGGCGGCATCCTGATGCTAGTAACTATTTTAAAAAACCTGTCTGGCTTGGGAAAATCCTTCCAAACCAGACAGGTGGTTGATCTCCCTGATGATGTAGCTTCTGAGTGGTGCAGGATTGGTTATGCCAGCCCTGCATTACCAGCAGTTAAAGAAAAATCAGTTTCAAAAGTCATACCTGAGGTAAGAGACCATGGAAATCAAGGGCAGAATTCAGGTAGTGACACCACCGATAACCGAACCTCTGACACTGCAAGAGGTAAAAAACCATCTAAGAGTTGATGGCAATTATGATGATGCGCTTTTATCTAGCTGCATCACCAGTGCAAGGATGTACTTTGAATCGCAGTGCGAAATATCCATAGCCAGTCAAGAACTCCTACTGGCTTTGGATTCTTTCGATGACATAGTTTATCTTCCAAGAGGCCCAGTCCAATCAGTAGAAGATATCAGCTACGCAGACTCAGAAAACAATCAAGATTCAATGGCTGACTGGATAGAAGACCTAGTGACTAACCCTGCAAGAATTACCCCTGCTTTTGGGCAATCATGGCCAGCAACCGCAGAAGTAGTTAATGCTGTGCAAGTCAGTTACACCACTGGCTACACCACCCCTAGCATGGTGCCTAAATTGCTGAAATCTGGGATGTTGTTCTATGTGGCCCATCTCTATGAAAACCGATCAGCGGTCACAGATGGTGACCTTAAAGAAGTTCCTATGGCTGTGGAATCTATCATCCAACAGTACACCTCAGGGATCTACCACTAATGCGCCCAGGACTATTGCAGTATAGGGTGGAGATCCAAACACAGACATCCACTAGCGATGCCATGGGTCAACCTGTAAACACTTGGAAAACCACTCAAACACGCTGGGCAGGTGTAATGCCACTCACATCCAGAGAAGGATTCTTTGCAAAATCAGTCAGGCCAGAACTATCCCACAGGATCACTCTGAGATGGTTTGATGGTTTGGAACATGGGCACCGGATTAAAATGGATGCGCGAATCTTTGATATTGCAAGCATCATTAATGTGGATGAGGGCAACCATACTTTGCAGGTGGACTGTGTTGAGGTGGTGAGCTAATGAGCAAACTAGATAGATCCATCCTTTTTAAAAAAGGTCAAACCAAGATAGAAGGACTTGATCAGTTAATATCAAAATTCAAGGAATTAACTGGTGGCAAGTCTGATACCAAGCTTGTATCAGCCATGCGCTATGCCTTGCAGCCCTTGCAAAAGCAAGTCAGGGCAAATGCACCCAAACAAAGAAGCAATAAAAACAAGTCTGGTAGAACTGGCCTACTTAGAAAATCAATTGCAGTTAAGGCTAAAAAGTTTGGCAGGGGAAGTAAAAAGAAAATATTAGGACTAGTGGGTCCAAAGTTCAGTACATCGATCACATTAAAAAATGGTCTTAAAATTGAACCTTTTCGCTATGCTCACTTAGTGGAAAGAGGCGCAGCATCACACACAATTTCACCAAGGCGCAAAGAAAAACAGAAAAGCTTTGTGGGTCCAGTTATGCCTGGCAGATTTAAAAGCTGGCAGCATCCTGGTGCAACAGCAAAACCATTCATGAAGACTGCGCTTGCTGCTGCTGGATCACAAATATTCAATAGATTCTCAGAAAAGATGGCTGAAATTATCTCTAAAATAGGGGTAAAGAAATGATTGAAGCTGATTTTTATTCCTACCTGACAGGTGAAGGATCTATCACAGCACTGCTGGGAACTAGGATCTATCCAGATGCCAGCCCGCAGAATGCACTGTTGCCACTTTTGGTATATGAAAAAACATCTGTTGATCGGCAGTTGACTTTGCGTGGGGCAACAGGTGTTTGCACTGCAAGGATCACTTGTGACATTTTTGCTACAAGCCGTACAGTTTGCGAATCGATAGTTGAATCAATTAGACTAAGGGTAGATGGGTTTCAGGGAAACTGGGACACCACTTACATCCATCAGTCCAGATTGGATTCGCAGGATGTGGGGTGGGATCTAGAATCTGCAAAAGATACTGGGATCCACCGAGCAACGATTGATGTGGTGGTCTTATTTACTGAAACTGTAACCGACTTTTTTGGAGGCTAGAACTATGGCTGTTCAATCTACTTATGGTGTTACCCTTACTGCTGGTTCTGCTGTTGCTGAGGTGATATCCATCACTCCACCAGTTAGCAAAATTGGTTCGATTCAGGTGACTAACCTAAGCACATCTAATCAAGCTCATGAATTTATAGCTGGATTAGAGGATGCAGGTGAAATGAGCTTTGAATGCAATCTGACCTCTGCAAATTTTGCTGCATTAAATGCAATCGCAGTAGCCAGAACGGAATCAGCTTTTGTAATTGCAAGTCCTGCACCCATATCTTTTTCAGTTACTGTTAATGGATTTATCACTAGCAGGGGCATCAGTTCCATTGCTGTGGGTGATGAGCTTATTAAGTGTACTTTCACTGTCAAAGTCTCGGGTATTTGTTACCCAGACTAATTAGGAGCTTTTTAATATGGCTTTATCTCGATCACAGATCCTTGCTAAAAAAGACAACTTGCCTAGGCAGGAAGTTTTGGTAACCGAGTGGGAAGGATCTGTTTGGGTCAGAAGTCTGACAGTTGGTGAACGAGACAGCATAGATAACGAATTCAATTCAGCACGAACTAAGGGTAAAACCCCTGACAACCTTAGAGCAAGGATGTTAATCAAGGGGTGCTGCGATGAATTAGGAAAACCGCTATTTACTGAGGCTGATATAGCAGAAGTGAATGTGTTACCTGCAACAATCCTTGAAAAGATCTTTGATGCGATTCTTAAGATCAATCGAATAGGTGCAGGTGCAGTAGAGGATGCGGAAAAAAACTAAGGGAAAGCCCATCGAGACTATTTTTGTTTCGATTGGCTGGACACTTAAAGAAGATGGTAAGCGAGATTGAGCAGGAGATGAGCCACAGTGAATTAATGGAATGGGTGGCATTTGCCAAGATCGAACCTATAGGGGATGCGCGATTAGATTTCTTAGCTGGAAGCATGCAGCACACCCAAGTGGCTTGCACCAGCACCAGCAAACACAAGTTATCTGATTTTATCCCTGACTGGTTAGGTGAGAGAGCAGAGCAGAAACAAACCCCAGCACAGTTGGCAGCGATGTTAGGTGGGTTAGTTACTAAGAAAAGGAAATAGACATGGCAGATACAAGTCTAGGTAGAGCCAGTCTAAGTGTTACAGCAGACCTATCAAGCTTCACATCTGCGATGGATTCAGCAGCATCAAAAACAAGTGGATTCAATAAAGCTAATAATCTAGCTGCGGATTCCACTAGAAAATTGATGGATGCTACCGATAAAGCCAACAAAATTAATGCAGGTGGTGGGCAAAAATCTAAGGGTGCATCATCCAGTGGTGGGATGAAAATTACCGACATGCTAGGCATAGGATTCTTCACATCCGCATTCAGCAAGATCTTTGATGGGGCTTTGAATCTGGTAACTAAGATTACATCCTCTGTGATTGATCTAGGTGCCAAGGTTATTGATTCAGGAAGTAAGTTCCAAGAACTGGACAACCGACTTAAGGCACTGACCGGATTTAAAGGAATAGCTAAAGGTTTGCAAGACATCATGAAGACTGGCCCCAGTGCCAGCTTTAACGCATTGGGTGAAGCAGCTACCCGATTAAGCCAAATGAAATTCCGACCCGACGTAGTTACTGGTTTAATCAAGGACTTTAACAGACTGGGTGTAGCCCTAGGGAATCCCGAAAAGATTGTAGCCCTGATCACAGATAAACTAGCAGACATGGCTAGTGAGGGTGTGGCAACTATGTCTGCCTTGGGCAAACTGGCTGAAGAGGGGATCCCGATCTTTGAAGCTATGGCTAGCAGGATGGGTATCAGTGTTGATGAGCTTAAGCGCAGAGTAGCAGCAGGGCTGATATCAGTTACGGATGCAGCGGTGGGTTTACAGGATGCAGCAGCAATGCCAAACATGGCAGCAGCAGCACAGGAATCTGCCAATAGTTTTTCAGGAGTCTGGAGCAGGGTTACCAATAATATTGAAGTGCTGATTCAGAAACTGGGAACCAGTCTTCTAGAGGGTTTTGGATTAGTCAACCTTGGTGATTCCGTTACAAACTTCTTTGATTCAGTCTTCAAAAAGGCTGAGGATCTAGAACCCCTATTACAAAAGATTGGTGCCTTTGTTTCCACTACTACTGGGATGGTGATGGATAATCTTTCCAGCATTGTGGATGAGTGGATTATATTTACCGAAAAAATGACCATCGATGAAATGCTTGAACAGGTTCGAAAAGCTGCAGAGCAGATGCTAGCAGATTTAAAACCTTTTATCGATGACCTAAAATGGTTACTTGGTTTTGCCAAAGATGTGGTGGTCATCACTATCGACATTGTCAAAAAGGGTGACAGCATGGCCCGATGGATTCAGAATAATCTTCTTGATCCAGTAGCAGATGCAGGGGTGGCAATCGTTCAATCTGGTGCAGATGTCTACGACTGGGCAACAGGGGTGGAAACTATTGGCGGTTCAGCAAACAATGCAGCGGATGGGGTCAACAACCTAGCCAATGCTTTAGGCCAAGCAGCTCAAAATGCCCAGGCATTAGTGGATACAGAATTTAGTGGGGCAGGTGGTGGCTTTGGTCCTAATGATATTAATGACATGATGCAACCTGCATCCAATGGGGGTGGTACTTGGCTAACTGCATTAGAAGAAGAAATGCAATTAGCTGAGATGGAATTGGCTGCATTTGATCGCCAGTGGCAACAGCTTAGTGATGAAGTTCAAAAGCCGATGAGGATAGAAGAACCAGGGTGGAAGAAGTTTTTCGCTGATAACATTACCCCACTACAGCAGTATGAAAATGAAGTAGCAAAACTTAAAGGCATGATGGATGGATCCAAAGAAGGGGCCATGGCCTTTGCTCTTGGAAGTGCTAATGCCATTGCCAAACTTAAACAAGCTACTGGGCTAGGCGGTCCACAGCAGTTTGCATCCGCAGTGCAGGCTGGATCGGCTGCAGAATTTCAAGTCAAGGTTGATGAGATGGGCAAAGCCAAGAATGTTCAAGAAGAAATTAGACAACTGATGGAAGCTGCTGCAGAGGTAGAAGCGCAACAGCTAGAAGCTGCTAGAGAAATTGCAGAAGCTATTAAGAATCTACCCGCAGCAATGCCAAAACCCCAAGCCATTGCTGTTGCACTGAACCCATAAGGAACTAACCATGGCGATTGATCTATTTGAAGAGCTATGGCAGGAGAGAAAAGGAACTCTGGATAGGAGTTACCAGAATACTTTTTCGCGATCCTTCATTGTTCACACCGACACCCTAGAGCAGACTGATATTAGTATCTATGATGCAATTTATGCCCATGCAAACTGCCCACAGATTGGGGATCTATTCCCTGGGGATGATGATTCATACGCTCAGTCTGTCAACATCACACCTGAACAGGATGACCCACAGACTTGGAAAGTCACGATAGAGTATTCATCTAACCCAGATGCAGCATCATCATCACCCAGTGGCAGCACTCCACCACCCGCAGTGGAAACCCAACAGGCAGGGCAAAAACCTGCAGATAGAGAAGCAGAACCAACCTTAAGACCACCAGATTTCAAGGTGAATTTTGTTTCATTCCCTTACATAGTTCCGAACATTAACAACTCTGCAGGCGATCCATTTGTTCCACCCATTACAGTGGAAAAGTTTAGGCCAGTGTTTTCCATTGGCTGCAATGTTAGCACGATTGATAGCTATGATTTAGCCACCTACATAGGCAAGGTAAATTCATCTACAGTAACTTTTTCCACTGGCACAGGATGCACCCTAAGGATCTTGGCCAAGACTGGCAAAATCAAGAACATCAACACTGAGTTATTGCTGGAAGGATCTTATCAATACTGGAGGCTAACCTATGAAATCGAGATCAACACCAGCTTAGATCCAGTGGATGGGGAAACAGTAATAGGATGGGATATGCATTTGTTAGATATGGGATACCGGATCCGCAAGGATGATGGAGAGAGGGCACCTATCTTTGAAGGTGGGGTTAAAATCACTCAGCCAGTTCGACTTAATGGAGCAGGGAAAAAAACTGCTGCGGGTGCAGCTAATAGCTATTTAGTTTTTTCTAGTTCCGATGTTTACGGCACCATCAATTTTGCAACCTTACCAGGACTAGGATTCTTCTAATGCCAGACCCAGTAGCTTTTGAATTTGAAACCGCAAAGCAATTAATGCGACTATTAAAGAAGTCCAAGGATGGCACCTTCAATTCAGAGATCGATGATGAAATTCCCTTAGATCATAGCCCTGCATTAATTTGGGCTTATGTTCCAGCCACAGTAACCTGCACCTATGATGCCACAGTTAAAGCTTGGGTGATACCTGGTGCTGTGCTGTGCTATCCGATCAACTCAGGTGTGGATGCAAATGGACTAATGCAATGGGGCAAAAATAATAGTGATGGGATCGTGACAGGTGGGATTACCTGCACGACTTTCACACCAAAGCTTGCATCTGATCAGGCAGCACCGAGCATCGGCAAGGGTTTCTACCTAGGCACGATCTTTGGGTATAACGGATCAGAACAGCCAAGAGTGCTGATAGGTCTGCCACCTGTTAGCAGTGCAAGTTCTGGTGGTGGTTCTGCAGTGATCGATGTGGTAACTGATGTGCAATGTGGTCCAGAAGGTTTAACCCTAAGCACAGTTACTTTTTCAGGTGCTGATTACGATAACGCAGTAATAAGAAATTTTCTTGCGCTCAGTGATGTCACGGCAAAATCATACACCGCTAATCAGGGCCGAGTGGTCAAGGTTAATGATGCAGCAACTGGCTTGGAGTTTGGCCCGATAGTCGATGCTGAATATACCACCTTTATTGCTCTATCTGATACCCCATCAGTTTACGGCAGCAATGCCTACAAGGTTCTAACTGTAGGATCTGGTAGCGCATCCGTTACATTTTCAGCAAACAACATCACAACTACAAAGTCCATTGCAGGTGGTGGTAACCCTAACGACCCTGCCTATGTTGCACTAAGTTTGGTGAATGATGAAACAAGCCCAGGGAATAATCGGGTGTATGGAACCACATCAGCAGGGGTCAAGGGTTACAGAACTTTACAGCTAACAACCCTTACTGATTTCCCTTCAACCACAGGTCATGGTGGAAAATTTGTAAAGGTGAACAGTGGTGGAACTGGTTTGACATATACAGCAGTAGACATTCAAGCCATGCTTGATGCAATAACAGACCTAACGGCCAGAGTAGTGGCACTGGAAGGTGCTTAATGCAGTTCTCAACAACTCATGCAGGACTTACTGGAGGATATTGCACCGCTATTAATGCCAGCACAAATAGCCTGACCATATCTGGGGTAACTATTACCGCAGGTGAAATTTACACAGTTTTTTTTACTAAGTTTACTTTGGATCTTCCTGTTGAAGTGCAAGTGCAGACGATTTATTTTTTAAGGATATCCAGTTCAGTAGTCAAAATTTATACAACCCTAGCAGATGCACAAGCGCAAACAAGCCCAGTGGATTTTGCCACTAGTGCTAGTGGAACTTTGTTTCTTGTTTACTTTCCTGTTTACACTTATCCGGCACTTACTTGCTGGCATCCAGGCGCAGCAGAATTAGAAAATGTGGTCTGTTGTCCACCAGTGCCAGAGGTTTTTACTAACTGCCCTGATGCTGGTTCGATTTCCTATGGTGGTGCAACAAGAGACCTGAAAATGTTTTGGCATCTTCCAAATGGTGGAGACCAGACTTACAAGTATGGGTCTCTAAATTCTGCACAATTTACAGTACAATTTGTAAACCCTTTCACCTCTGCATTAACGACATGGAATGTTTCAATAATGCAGTTTTTTAAAAATTATAGGACAGACAGAGGACTGTCTAACCCAGGTTTGCAGCTTTACTTTGTAAATATTAATGTTGGTGGTTTTTTTGTTTATTATCAAGCCAATGAAAACACTTTTCCATCCACCACTTATACACTGACCATGCAAAATGATATTGGGTCAAATTATTTTTATTTTGAAGCCAATATGCAGGCAGCAGGTTTGGTGCCTGAAACCCTGACAGTTACCTTCAGCGGTCAGGTATTACCTCCTCCACAAATCAAAGTTTATATGCCTAATGCCTATTTTGAGAACAAGGATGAACCGATTAATTTAGGTCTAGTGGAAGAGACCCTGACTTATGATGCTGCAACGCTAACTTATTGGAGTGATC